AGCTGATGCCAATGAACCGTTTTGAACACGCTAAGATTAATAAATCCGTGGGCGTAACCGTCCCTATGATGGAAGTCGAATAATGAAAATGTTAAGAACGTTCTCAGATGGCATAACAAGCCTTACTAATAAGCTGGCTAATAACCGTAATGCACATAATACGAATAGAATAACGTCTGGCCGTGTTGATTGGGATGAGCTACGCGCAATATACCGTTCAGGCGTGGGGTCGAAGATTATTCGGTTAAAGTCTGGCGCCGCACTATCGGACACCATCCAGTTTGACTCAGTAAAAGATAAGGAGTTTTACGAGGCTAGATTAGACAATCTTACTAAAATGTCTTGTAAGTTTATGCTTGCATTCGGTCGATCTCTGCTGGTCGTACACGATAAAGGTGGCGATCTTAGTCGGCCACTACCAAAAGAATTTGACAAATTAAGCGCAAGGGTTCATGTGTTTAGTGGTGATATGGTTTACGTTCAGTCCGTTAACTTTGATTTAACAAGCATTAACTACTTCAAGCCAGAAGCCTACAGCGTAAGAGGTTCAACAATTCACCCGTCAAGGGTTGTCGATTTTACTTACGTTAAGCCTGTCGAGCATGATGCGCCTGAGTACTTTTACGGCGGCATAAGTGAGTTTGAGCTTATACGCAACGAGATAGTTAGCGACCAGGTAGTGCAAAGAGCTGTGCCAGCCATACTTGAAAAGTCATCTACTATTTTTTATAAGATTAAAGGATTTAAAGATTTGCTTGCAGATAAGAGAGAAGGTGATCTTGTTTCCTACTTTCAAAACCTAGAAAATCTTAGGTCAATCTATGGTGCTGGCATTATTGACTCAGAAGATGAGATAGAGTCAGTCACACAGGCGTTAGCTAACTTGGCTGAATCAGATATGATTACGCTTCGTAGATTGGCGCTAGTAACGGGGATTGCGTTGTCGTGGTTTGTTGGTGAATCACCCAAAGGGCTGAACAGCACGGGAGAGGGTGACAAGCAGGTGACTATGCAGACTATAGAGTCGCTACAGTCCGAGTATTTGCTTGAGCCTATTAACCGACTGGCTAATATGTTCGGAATGGGTCGCATATCGTTTAAGAAAAACCAAGGCCGATCACCTAACGAAAAAATGGATTTTGATACTAAGGCCGTAGCTAATGCCAAGACACTGTGGGAGATGGGCGAGGATCATACAAAATACTTGCAAGATAATGACGTGATCGTTAAAGATGATATCGCCTCGTGGTTTGAGGTAAAAGATGAAGCGTGATGTGTCAGCTCCTAACGGGGCAAACATCAAAAGCCCTCCTGCGCCTAAGGCAGAGATGCGTGAGTTTGGAGAGGCAATCAAGTATATGGTTGACGAGATGGCCACTAGATGGCGTAATCAAGTATTCGGCTATCTTAATAAATCAACAATAGAAAAGTTTGAAACTACCGATTCATTTACTGATGCACAGGTTGGAAACTTTGCTAATATTTTTTTGGCTCAATCCGAGCGAGTGCGTAAAAAGCTGCTAAAGCAGTTTGACGATAAGCGCATTAAGTCAGTATCTGGCAAATTCACAGGCAAGATAAACGCTCGTAATAAAAAACAATTCTATTCGCGCATTGAGAAAAGTATCGGCATTAGTCGAGAAGAGCTTGAAGCCACCGAAGGGCTGACCGCAACGATAAACGCATACAATCTTGAGACCTCGCAATGGGTTAAGAAGATGCGAGACGAGACGCTACAGCAATGGACGGCCTCGACTCTACGGCAAATGGCAGAAGGTAAAGGGCTGCCAGAGATATTGAGCCAGTTTGATGACTTAGTTGAGAAACGCAAAGGTCATGCTGAGATGGTGGCTAGGACACAGATAGCCACGTTTAACAGCCTTACCACAAAAGCGAGAGCCAGCAATCTTGGTATTCAGAAAGCGCGGTGGGTTACATCAAGTGATGAGCGTGTACGCCGATGCCACAATGCGAGAAATGGTAAAGAGTTTGATTTAAACGAGGGGCTTTACGCTTCTTGTGATGGTAAAACATTATTGCCGGGCGTTGATTATAATTGCCGGTGCGATTATGAATTGATTATCCCGCCTATGGCCGATAGTTGACAAATCCTTACAAATCCTTACAAATCCTTACAAATCTGCGCAATAGTTGACACGTGACAATTTACGTCATATCATGACAAAAATTGTCACAATGAGACTGTAAATGTCACGTTTCTTCGATAAAAGAGTGAGTGAATTGACTGAAAGCGGAAACGCTGATGCCTATAATGTCGCTTGCTCTGAATTTAAAGATAAATCAGTTCACTTACAGTTTTCCGACTTTGCCACTTATTCGTCTGACGAAAAAACGGCAGTTAGTGTTCGTGATGGTGTTCTCGAGTATTTGGGTGCAGAGATTAACGAGCTACCCAAAGATAAGGTGTTCACCGTTTACCGCTCTCCTGCCACTATCGGCAACGCATCGTCTGCTATGAGCGATATACCTCTAACTGACGAGCATGTCTCGCTTGACATGCCTGTTTCGGATACTGGAAGCAAAGTCATAGCGTCTGAGCTGATAGATCAGCTTGACGAATGCACTAGCTCTCGCATAGCAATTAAAAATAAATTATCAGTATCTGATGCCATGCAATCTGTATTGCAGACTAAGCGTCAGTTATCGCTCGGCTATCATGCTGATCTAGTCCCCCATTCAAAGTGGGATTTTGAACAAATTAATATCTTACCCCATCATTTAGCCGCTGTTGAAAATGGTCGTTGTGGTCATCTTTGCAGTTTCATTGATAAAAAACCCACGTCCGAGGAGGACATTATGCCAAAACTACACGAGGCATTCTTGGATGCCGAAGGTGCTGTTGATCTTGAGCAGATCATGGAGATTGCCTCCAAACTGCCCGAGGCTATCAAGAAGGTGCCTGTTGATCAATTAAAGAAATTAGTTCCAGCGCTTCAAAGTGTCGTTGCCCATGCTACCGAACAAGGTGTTATGCCTGAGGAAGAAATGGAAGACGAAGATTCTATTGAAGTTGTTGACGAAGACAAGGAAGAAATGACAGACGAAGAACCAAAAGAAGGTGAGGAAAAGAAATTTTCTGATGCTGACTTTAAAGACGCTGTCGCCAAACAAGCGCGTGCATTTGCGGATCAAGAGGTGAAATTATTTTCTTCTGTTGTAAGCAAGGCGCGAGACTTCCTTGATTCTGATTTTGACTTTACGGGCAAAACGTCTAACGATGTTATGCGCGAGGCTTTAGCTACTCAATCTAATGAGAAGTTTGAAGATTCAGAATTACCTATTGCATTTAAGCTATTGCGTAAAAATGCAAACTATTCACAATTTGGGGATTCAGCTATATCAGACCTTGATTCCCGCATTCAATCCGATTTGGAGGGTTAATATCATGGCTTTTGATAACACAGTATTACAAGAACACGCGGACTTGCCGGCAGGTGAGTTTATTTCAGCAAGCCCGTATAACGTAAGCGCATTTGAAGTATTTGAAAATGGCTTAGTTTCTGGTCGCTTTGCTAAATTCGACACAGCATCTATTGATAATCTGGATGGTTCGGCAACTCCGGTTATCGCGGGTATTGTTAAACGCAAGATCACAGGCGAGATTTCTAGTGTCGATCAAGTTTATAGCACGACTGGCGACACTCAGGACTCAGTAGCCGAGGTTATTAACTTTGGCTTTGCTACCGTTACCGTTACTGATGCAGCAACACCAGCTAAGTATGGCACTGTGCAAGTCATTAATGACGGCACTGCTGACGCTGGTAAAGCAACCGATGCGGCTGTAGCGGCTGGCATTATCTCGGCTGGCGATGTTACTTTCTGGGAACAGAAGGCGGCAAACGTTTGGCTAGTTCGCATTAACAAGTACCTATAAGGGGTTTAAAATGAAAAAGACAGTTGATCAGGTTAGGCGCCTTTATGACACTAAGTCATTTACGGACGCTGCAAACTACGCTAAAAAATCTTTTAAAGATGATGGCGGTATTATTCTTGCGCGTAATCTGGAGCATGTAAGCTCTGAGATTTTCACACAAGAATTTGCTGGCTTAACGTTTTTACAAAATGGCGTGACAGTAAACAATGAAGGCGGCTATGCGACTTCGGTACGTAAAATTAAACTTGGTGTTGAAGGCGGTTTCCGCGAGTCTGGCACCAACAGCAATACCTCAGGAAAGATTACTCTTTCTGGCGAAGATGATTCAATTCCAGTGTTTACAATGGAAGGCGAATCTGATTGGTCTGAAGTTGAATTAAATCAGTCTGAGCTAGAAAACATTAATCTTCCTAGCCGATTCTTTGAGGCTCATGCTGAGCTGTACAATCGCAAGATTGACGAGCTTGGCTATACGGGCCAGGTGCGCACCGACGGCACACAGAAGACGCTAGGCTTGCTTAACTATGGCTGGACTACTGATGCGGCTGTAACTACCGCTGCGCTGTCTACGGGTGATGCACTTTATAACGAGTTCGCATCTTTAATCACTTCCCAATGGGCTGGCGTGTTTAATGTTGATACGTACATGGCTGATCGCGTAGTTATGCCAAGCGGTGTTTATAATATTGCTAGCACTAAGATCATGAACTCGGCTGGCTCTGAAATGTCGGTGTTAAGTGCATTAAAAGCTAACTTCCCAACAGTTACTTTTGGCTTAACCAATAAAGCGACTGATGTTGGTGGTGATTCTGTAACCGTTGCATTCTCAAGTAATCGTCGCGCTATGCAGTTCCGCTTGCCGGTGCCGCTTAACGTTTCAAGTGTCGATCAGCGTGGCTTTAAATACTACGTCGAGAGTTACTTCGGTGTTGCTGGTTTGGATGTTATCGAATCAGGCTCTGCTCGAATCTTAACAGGTCTATAGAGGTTAATATGTCTAGGAAGCGTAAAAATGCAGTTGTGAATGATACCGTTGAAGTTGTTGAGACTGATGCAGTTGTGAATGATACCGTTGAAGTT